TATCTGATATTAAAGATGATTTTAAAGATACGAAAGTTAATGAAGCGTTAGATATGTTAGTAAGGCACTTCAAAGAATTAGTAGAGGAGAACGACAATGAAACCTGATTTTAAACCAATACATTTTTATAACCATGAGAGTGGAGAGAGTTTTCAAATAATAACTAGAGAAGGGTTGATAGATTGGATAAATGACTACGACCTTTTTCATAATGCTTTTGATACTTACGAGCAATTAAAAGAAAGATGTTTAGAGGAGAACGACAATGAAACTTAAAGTATTTGAAACAATAGAAACTATATGGGAATTACCTGATAATTATTTTGATGATAAAGATTATGAGCAAGAGGATTGTTCTGATGATGAACTTGCTAGTCATTTTAAAGAAGGCAAACTTCTATATGAAAACAGGCAATATCCTGACGGCTACGATAATGAAATTATATCTTGGGATACCCGTGTTCGAGTTTGGAATGGGTGGGATGTTAAATATGTAGAGGTAGAGGAGACATCACAATGTTAATATTCTCTTATAAAAGTAAAAAAGAATTAAAAGAAAATATAGGCAATCCATTGAGGTATGTCGAGACTTCTTTTTTTGGTTTGGACTATAAAAGTAATGGAACTTTGGTAGGCTCTAATAGACCTTTTGACCCAAGAGGTACAGGTAAAAGAGAGTTTTTTGCAGAAGTTAAAATGGTTGATGATATAATAATGGAGGTAGATTAATATGAGTAGTGGGTACGAAAAAACAGCAAAAGAACATGTGGTTCTAAGTGGATTGGAAGGTTATATTGAAGATATTATTGAGTATTCAGATACAATACTGAGTATTCATAATGATATAGAAGATGTTAAAAATAATACAGAAGATGACCATAGATATGCTATCGAACAGATTAGTCAGGGAGTTAATGATTTACATTATGATATTCAAGATGATTTAGATTCATTACAACAACAGATTGATGAACTTAAAGATGCTATTGAGGACTTGAAGGAGAAAGCTAATGGATAAAATAATGTATGTAACAGTCAAGTTAGTTGTAAAAGATTCAGCAGATGCAGAAGATATATTACAAGCTGATTATAACTTTGACCATGAAGATATTATTTCTACAGAATGGGTAGATATAGAGGAGAAAAGCTAATGAATAACGAAAAAGAAATAACGTGGAGAGAAGAAGTAATAGATTTTTTAGGAGACTATTGGGAACTAAAAGGGAGACCTGACTTGTTTAATGATGTGGTTGACCATGTTCTAAATGTATATCCTGAAAGAATAGTTGGTGAGTTTGACGAGTTTTATGTACAAGAACACTTAGTTATCTTAGGTGAAGCGTTTGCATTTTTACAAACTCATTGCACATCAGCATACTCTTCAAAAGATTTAGAGTTTATGGCTCTAGCTGAGAAAGAAAGATTATTAACAATGACATAAGGAGAAATATGAAAGCAATATTAATTGATGTAAAAAAAGAAGAAGTCAGAGAGGTAGAACATGACGATACTCTTAAAAATATTTATGAGTTAGTTGATTGTGCTACTTTTGACGTAGTTAGAATTGATAATACCAATGGCATCTATGTAGATGATGAAGGTTTATTTGTAGAAGACCAACTGTTCTTTACTTATCATGGTGATACTTATTCTCAAACTTTAGCAGGGAATGGTTTAATCTTAGGAGTAGATAGTGAGGGGAATAGTATAGCTCCTACTCTAACTATAGAGGAAGTACAAGAAGCAATAGACTTTGAACCAAGAGGATTTGACACATGGCATTAAGAATAAACAGAGGAAAGATAGCTCACGAATCAGTTACAGGTTCAAGAGGAAAAAAAACGCATATTGGTAGAGGAAACGTAGCTACTTCGACTATGCCTAAAAGAAAGAAACAAACATTTAAAAAATATAGAGGGCAAGGAAAATGATTGACGTATCACAAGCAACACTAGATGTTATAGAAGCAATTAAACAACGAAAACCAATACAATTTACTTATGGCTCTGCTGAGCATATTAGAGAGCTAGAACCTACAGGATTTTTTGGAGACTTTGAAGGTTTTGAGGGGAATGATACTTTTATTGACGAGCATAGAAAATTTTACTTTAATAAAGTTGCTGAGTGGCATGGTGTTCAACAACCTTATGAAATAACTATTACGATAAAGTCTTTTACTCACCCTACAGACGAAGAAGTATTAAACTACCTGACACAAATCGTAACTGATATGCGACCATTGTTATATTCAGTTAAACATAAGGAAGAATAATGACAGAGTATGACATACATGAAATGTATGCAGAGCAACAAGCAAGAGATACTATAACTGCTCTACATGCCAACAATGGGGTCTTGACAGTACACTTTAAAAATGGTACAATCGAGGTTTGGAAAAAAAACTGGAGAGGTAAACTCAAAAGAATTAAAAAGAGGACACAACAATGAAAAGAAAAGATTACATATATATTGGAGCTTATTTAATATTTTTTGGTTGGTTTGTAAATACAATCATACAAGAAAAGCAATATCAAAATAAACAATTTGAAAAAATTAATAAATTAAATAATGATTTAATAACAATATCAAATTATCTTGATAAAAATATTAAAGATATTAGTAACAATAACAATCAAATAAACTATATTTCAATACAATTAGAAGAACTTAAAGAAGATTTAAAAGATGTTCAAAATTCTTCTGAATCTTTTTATGAAATGTTTTTTGATACTCAACCACAAAGAGTTGAAGAAGAATTAGTTATAGAAGAAGACCGAATACAGGACTTGCAAAGCACTCCTGCTCCTTCAATAACTAAAGAGAATGAGGAAACCCCACCTCAAACTCTACCAGAGCAAGAAGTTTTAGAAGCTCCTGTCGTACCCGAAATGCCTGTCGAAGTATCAACAGTCAAGATAACTACTGCTTCTTGCCCTACTCCAAATAGAAATCTTTTACCTTTTATTGAAGATATTTATTTAAGGAGAGACTATACTTTCACAGTTATTTATGATGTTAAAAATTCTAATATAACTAATGTAAGATATGAGGGGTATGTTCCTAACAAACTTAAAAGAGGAATACAATCTTATTTAGATTCTTTTAAAAGTTCAGGCACAGTTTCAAATTGTGCTGTTAAATTAAAATTATTAGGAAATTAATATGGAAACATTTATTTTAACTCAAACCCAATTTAACGATTGGGATAATTTTTGTTTAGATAATGGTAAAATTATGTACGAGAATGAAGATTGCTATATAAACGAGTATAATGAAAATAGTAAACTTTTTGTTGTTCATGTTCCTGCGTCTGAACAATCAGGTATTATAAACTTTCTTCAAAAATTGCTTGACAACAAATGAAGAAGGGAGTATAATACATCACATCAACAATCAAGCCAAATAGGAGAAAACATATGGCATTAGTAGAAGGAAAAGCGTATTGGGCAAGTGTGACTACTCCCAACACTACATTCGAGCCAGTCTATTCAGTAGACTTAGTAGTTGACGAGGAGACTGCATCTGAGTTTCAATCGTCAGGTCACAGAGTTAAAGACTTAACAGTTAAAGACTCAAGTGGTAACCCTATACCAGTAGGAAAAGCTATCACTATAAAAAGAAAAGTTAATGGACCAAATGGTATGGTACGTAAAGCACCAAAGCTTTATAATGCCAACAAAGAACTCATTGACGACATGGTAGGTAATGGTTCTACAGTACGAGTACAATATAACGAATACGATTGGACTTGGCAGGGCAAAGCAGGTAAAGGTTTAGATTTCAAAGCCATGCAAGTGCTAGACCTTGTGCAAGTTACGTCAGCAGACGGGTCAGAGATTGACCCCTTTGGAGACGGAGAGGAGTTTTAATGTGGCTAAACAGGAAGAAGTAAAACAAGACTTTGACCCTAGTAAACCATTTATTACTATAGATGATGTACAAGTGTTTGTCGAAGACTTACCAGAAGAAGGTCAACAAATCTTTGGAAGACTACAAAGACTAAACCAAAAGAAAGCTAATATTGTTTTAGACTTGGAAGAGTTACAAGCAGGTATTAACTTCTTTTCAAATAGAATTGTAGAACTCTATAATATTGATGCACCTCAACAATCTGATGAAGTAAGCACAGAAGATAATTAGATTGTTACAATAACTTAAAGCTAGGCATTTCTGTGCAAGATGTCTAGCTTTTTTTATGGATAACATACATGAATGATAATAATAAGTTTGTAAAATTTCATCTACCTTGTAATACTTGTGGTAGCTCAGACGCATTGTCTTTAAATGAAGACGGCTCTACAAAGTGTTTTAGTTGTGGAGAATTTTTACCTAATAAAAACAACATAGGAGTACGCTCGGTGGAACACAAACCAAAACCTCAATCAACCCCTGCAAATCTATCTCATGGAGGTATGTTTGCTTCTCTTACAGATAGAAATATATCTGCAGATACTGCTAAAAAGTATGGAGTAAAGGTTGTGTACGATGCTACTGGAGAGCTATCTCAGCACCTCTACCCTTATTACAACAACAACGAATTAACTGCACACAAAATTAGATATGTTAAAGACAAACGATTTGTTACAGAAGGAAACTTTGAAGGCACAGGATTGTTTGGTCAGCATCTATTTAAAGAAGGTGGTAAGTATCTTACGATTGTAGAAGGTGAGTGTGATGCTATGGCTGCATACGAATTGCTTGGTAGCAAGTGGGCAGTTGTATCAATTAAACGTGGTGCTCAATCAGCAGTAAAAGATATCAAAGAAAGTTTAGAGTACGTAGAAAGTTTTAATAATGTAGTACTTTGTTTTGACAAAGACCAAGCAGGTCAGGAATACGCACAAGAAGTAGCTAAGATTATCAAACCAAACAAGTGTAAAATAGTTACTCTACCCGAAGGATTCAAAGACCCTAATGATATGTTACGTAGTAAAAACTATGAAGCATTTACTAGGGCATGGTGGGATGCTCAAGTATTTACTCCTAGTGGTATTATACGAGTTTCAGAAAAGCAAAAAGAATTTCTTAAACGAGACAAGAAAGCTAGTGTTCCTTATCCTTGGGAAGGTCTTAACAAAAAACTTATTGGTATGCGACAAGGAGAACTAATAACTCTTACTGGTGGCACAGGACTTGGTAAGTCTTCTATTACTAGAGAGATAGAACATTGGCTCGTTAATCAAACTGAGGACAACGTGGGTATCATTGCACTTGAAGAAGACTGGAGACGTACAGTAGACGGAATTATGTCTATCGAAGCCAATGCTAGATTGTACATAGATAATGTTAGAGAAACGTATGATGAAGACACGTTAATAAAAATGTTTGATAAAATATTTAGTAATGACAGAGTATTCTTACATGCACATTTCGGTACAAACGACTTAGATGATATCTTTTCTAAACTTAGATATCTCATTGTAGGTTGTGACTGCAAGTGGGTTGTAGTTGACCACTTACATATGTTAGTTAGCTCTGTTACAGAAGGTGATGAACGTAGAGCTATTGATAATATTATGACTAGACTACGTAGTTTAGTTGAAGAAACAGGAGCAGGAGTCATACTCGTATCTCACTTACGTAGAGTACAAGGAGATAAAGGACATGAAAATGGAGTTAGTGTAAGTCTATCTCACCTTAGAGGTTCAAATGCTATCGCACAGTTATCTGATTGTGTTATAGCTTTGGAGCGTGACCAACAATCAGAAGACGAGTTAGAGTCTCGTACTACAAGACTTAGAGTTTTAAAGTCTAGGTATACAGGTGATGTTGGTATGGCTACTGCTTTGGTTTATGATAAAGATACTGGCAGACTATCAGAATACTCTGACCATGAATTACTAAATAGTAGTACAGAAGATTTGAGTGTTCCATTTTAATTAGGAGATATTATGGATTTAGTTTTTGACATAGAAACAGACGGACTTGATGCTAGTCTTATTCATTGCATTGTTGCAATAGATGAACATGATTGTGTTCATACATTTGACAACAAACAAATAGATGAAGGAATAAAGTTTTTACAACAAGCCAATAAACTTATAGGTCATAATATTATTGAGTTTGATATTCCTGTAATTAAAAAATTAAAAGGTATAGATTTATATGATACAAATAAAGTTGTAGATACTTTAGTTTTGTCTAGGTTATTTCAACCTAGCAGAGATGGTGGACACAGTTTAGAGTCTTGGGGGTATAGACTTGGCTTTCATAAAGCTAAAGCACCTGAATGGAAAGATTTTACAAATGATATGTTAATGTATTGTATTACAGATGTAACTCTTAATAAAAAACTATATCATTTCTTACAAGAAAAAGCATCAGGATTTTCCAAAGAAAGTATTAGTATTGAGCATGATGTAACAAACATACTAGGTCAACAAAAACGCAATGGTTTTCTATTTGATATGCAAAAAGCTACCCTGCTTATGAGTAAGTTAGGTAGATTATTACAAGAAACAGTTGATGAAGTACACAAAACTTTTAAACCAAGGTGGGTTGACGAAAAAGAAGTTATACCTCGTAAGAAAAAAAATGGAGAATTATCCAAACAGGGATTGACCAATCAGGAATATTCTGATATAATGAGTGGGGTAAGACCATTTAAACCATTCATGCGACAACGATTACAAGAGTTTAACTTAGGTTCTCGCAAACAAATTGGTGAATACTTACAAGATTTTGGATGGAAACCAAAACAATTTACACCTACAGGTCAACCTAAAGTTGATGAAGGTACTCTTAAAGAGATAACACATATTTACGAAGCTAAACTTATTGCAGATTTTTTATTGTATCAGAAAAGGATTGCTCAGATACATTCTTGGATTGAAGCAGTAGGTGATGATGAACGAGTACACGGAGCAGTAATTTCTACAGGAGCTATTACAGGAAGAATGGCTCATAGAAATCCTAACATGGCTCAAGTTCCAAGCGTAAACAGTCCTTATGGTTCTGAATGTAGAAGTTGTTGGATAGTAAATAAAGAAAATAAATTAGTAGGTGTTGATGCTAGTAGTTTAGAACTACGAATGTTAGCACACTACATGGACGATGAAGGATATACAAATGAAATTATCAACGGTGACATACACGAAACTAATCAACGACTTGCAAAACTTAAATCAAGAAATCAGGCTAAAACTTTCATCTATGCCTTATGCTACGGAGCAGGAAATTCTAAACTTGGAAGCATTATTGGAGGAAGTTCAAGAGCAGGTAAACAACTTAGAGAACAGTTTTTTGATAGTAACCCATCATTTAAGGCTCTTACAGATAGAATTGAAAGAGCATCGTCAAAGGGTTATCTCAAAGGATTAGACGGACGTAAAATAATTTTAAGACATCAGCATTCAGCTCTTAATACTTTATTACAGGGTGGTGGTGCAATTGTAATGAAAAAAGCTTTAATACTATTAGATAACTTGTTAAAGCTAAATTCAATAGACTATAAATTTGTTGCTAACATACATGACGAATGGCAAATAGAAGTAAAAGAAACTCAGGCTGAATTCGTAGGAGAGTTAGCAGTTAAATGTATAGAAGACGCAGGTAAATTTTTTAACATGAGATGCCCACTAACAGGTGAGTATAAAATAGGAGACAGTTGGAATGAAACCCACTAAAAAAGATAGAAAAAAGTTTGATATTGATTTAAAGTATGGTACAATACGTGAAGATAAAATAGCAGACATGCTTACAAATAAAAAGATTGAAGTCAAATCAGAAAAAGATATTTGGCAGAAGTCAGGAAATATTTGTATCGAATATGAATCATGGGGTAAACCCTCTGGAATCAAAGCAACAGAAGCTGATTACTGGTTTCATAACCTATGTATAGGTAAAGACGAATACTGTACGTTAGTTTTTAAAACAGATACTTTGAAAAAAATTGTAAATGATTTAGATACATTCAAAACTGTATCGGGTGGAGATAACAACGCAAGCCGTATGTTTTTAATTAATTTACAGAAGTTGTTTTCAACTGACGTAATCAAAGCTTTTAAAGAAAGTAAAAAAAATGACAACAAAAAATAATTACACATCAGAAGCAGGACATTGGTATGACCATGAGGGTAAACCTATGTATACTCTTATAGGTGCTAATGGGAAAGAAAGAAACACTACACTTAGAGATGCTAGGTCTTTAGGTCTTGTTCCTTCTGTTACTACCATTATTGGTATGTCTGCTAAACCTTCTTTAGATAATTGGAAAATTACACAAGCACTATTAGCATCAAGAGAAATAGATAATGACGACCCCAACTATATTAGTAAATGTATGAATGCAGGTAAAGAAGTAGGTTTAAATGCTGCTAAACAAGGAACTAAAATACATGCTCAAATAGAAAAAGGATTTCAAGGTAAAGCACAAACGAAACCATACAAAGTTATTAAGTCTTGGTTAGATGAAACTTTTCCTAATGAAGATTGGATAGCAGAAGATTCATTCTGTGCTACGCAAGGTTATGGTGGTAAAATTGATTTGTATTCTGAGTCAGGTATATTTATTGATTTTAAAACTAAAGATAATTTATTTGGTAAAGAAGCGTCTAAGTTAGTGTATGACGACCATGGTATGCAGTTGTCAGCATACGCACAAGGTTGTAATGTAGATGAACCTACAAGAGTTTCTATCTTTGTGGATAGAGCTGATACCAGTTTAGTTTTACCTTTTGTTTGGGATGAAGAGTCTCATAAAAAACACAAAGAAATGTTTAACAGTTTACTAACTTATTGGAAATTAGTTAAAAACTATGATTCAGCAACATTATGAACAGACGTAAATCTAAGTTAATTAAAAAGAAAGCACACAGTCTGATGTATCAATGGTTACATACTTTAGTTTCCGAAGAAGATGCTAAAGAAATAACGAAAGAAAATTTTAAAGATTTTTTTCCAACATTAGAAAAATATATTTATCATGAAAGAAACTTACGACTTTCTTCTTTTACAGAAAGGTGGTTTATTCAAAACATTAAGAAAAAATCTAAACTGATTAACTTAAATAATATAGAACTAAGAGACATAGTGTGAAACGAGGATATAGAAAACCAAGGAAGGTTAGACCTGTAGAAAAAAACATACCTGCAGGTTATGACTCTAAATGGGAATATACTTTACATCAAAGTTTTTTAAAAGATTGGAGTCATCATTCAGATAAAATTCCTTACATAGTAGAACACAACTACGAACCTGACTTCACAAAAGTAATAGACGGTAAAGAATATTTATTAGAAGCCAAAGGTAGATTTTGGGATTATAGTGAGTACAATAAATACGTTTGGATTAGAAAAAGTTTAAAGCCTAATCAAGAGTTAGTCTTTTTGTTTTCTAGTCCTAGCTCTCCAATGCCACAAGCAAAGAGACGCAAAGACGGAACAAAACGTAGCCATGCAGAGTGGGCAGAAAAAAATAATTTTAGGTGGTTCTCTGAACATACACTTCCTAAAGAATGGAAAGAATAATTATGGAATATAAATTTAACGAAGACAATATAATACAACAAGTACAAAGATATGTAGATGGTACATATGACAGACATTATGCACAAGGTAAGTATCAAGCAACAGATATGATTATTGATGCAGGACATGGAAAGGGTTTCTGTATGGGTAACATTATGAAGTATGCTATGAGATGTGGTAAGAAAGAAGGTAATGACCCCGAATTAGATTTGTTAAAGATTATACACTATGCTATAATAGCTATAGCATTAGAAGATAAAAAATATCATTTAGGAGATACAAGTGATTGAAGATAAAGTTGGTCAAAAAGAATACTTAGGTATTAAAATAGATTACAGTAAAGAAAGTAAATTAAATAAATTCAGTTTAGATACTTTAAGAGATAGGTATCTTTACGAAGCATCAGGAGAAACACATGCACAAGAAGCATTCGCAAGAGCGTCAGTCTTTTCAGCGACCTTCAAAGGGGTCACGGATTTTCAGTTGGCTCAAAGACTTTATAACTACAGTTCCGATTTATGGTTCATGTTTAGCACTCCTATTCTTAGCAATGGGGGAACTACTAGGGGTTTACCTATTAGCTGCTTTCTCAATTACGTACCTGACAGTCTTGATGGGTTATCTGCTCATTATGATGAAAACATTTGGCTCGCTAGTTCAGGTGGAGGTGTTGGTGGATATTGGGGAGATATTAGGAGTAATGGCATCGCTACTTCTAACAATAGTCGTTCTACTGGTTCAGTTCCATTCATGAAAGTAGTTGACTCCCAAATGTTAGCATTTAATCAGGGAGTCACAAGACGAGGTAGCTATGCTTCATACATGGATATAAGTCATCCTGAAATAGAAGAGTTTATAAACATACGTAAAGAGTCTGGTGGAGATATAAATAGAAAATGTTTGAATATCCATAATGGAGTTAATATAACTAATGAGTTTTTACAAGCAGTCCAAGAGGATAATGATTGGAGACTAATAGACCCTAAAACAGGTGAAGCAGTTAAAACAGTTAATGCTAGAGATTTATGGTGGCAGATTATTAATACTAGAGCAGAAACTGGAGAACCTTACATGGTTAATATTGACTCTTGTAATGATGCTTTACCCAAAGAACAAAAAGATTTAGGTTTAAAAATTAGACAGAGTAATTTATGTTCAGAGATTACTTTACCAACAAACGAAGAACGAACTGCTGTTTGTTGTTTGTCTAGTGTAAACTTAGAATACTTTGACGAATGGTCAGGTAATGACGACTTCATCAAAGATTTAATAACAATGTTGGATAATGTTATTCAACACTTTATAGATAATGCAATAGACACAACAGAATTAGGAGACTACAATGCAAATTTTAAAAGGTTTAAAAACCACATACGAAAAGGTAAAGAGGGATTTACCAAAGCAAGTTTTTCAGCTTATAGAGAAAGGTCGCTCGGCTTGGGAGCAATGGGATTTCATGCGTACTTACAAAAAAATAATATTCCATTTGAAGGAATTTTCTCAACGGGATTTAATAATAAAGCTTTCGGATATATTAAGAGTAAAGCAATGGAAGCAAGTAAACTTTTGGCTGAAACTCGGGGGGAAGCTCCTGATATTTCTGGTTCAGGTTTGCGTAACGCTAATCTTTTGGCTATTGCTCCTAATGCCAGTAGCTCTATTATATGTGGTGGTACTTCCCCTAGCATTGAGCCGTATCGTGCAAACATATATACACACAAAACTTTATCAGGTTCGTACCAAGTTAAAAATAAATACTTAGATAAAGTTATTTCTAAAAAGAAAGGAAACAAAACAAATATTTGGAAAGAAATTACTGCAAACAAAGGGTCTATTCAAAACATGGATATTTTTACAGACCAAGAAAAAGAAATATTTAAAACTGCAGATGAATTAAATCAAATTTGGATTGTAGAACATGCACACATGAGACAACAATATGTTTGTCAAAGTCAAAGTGTAAATCTTTTCTTTGTATCTCCCAAAGCTACAGAGAAACAAGATGTTCATGATGAATACTTACAGTATTTAAATGATGTACATTGGTATGCCATGCACAAACTAAAATCGTTATACTACTTTAGGTCTGAGTCGGCAAGAGATGCCGAGAATGTAAATATTAAAATACCACGAATTAATTTAGAAGACACAGAATGCATAGCCTGTGAAGGATAATAATATGGAAGATAAATTTGATAATATGTACGAGGGTAGATTTGATGCCCTGCAAAAAAAATATGAAGCTGACATAGCTGTAGCTAAATCAGAATTAAATACTTACTTTATGCTTGGTATGGGAGTAGCAGAACACCCACACATTATAGAGTCTATGGATTTACTATTAGAAAAACTAGCTAACGCTCAAGAAAAACTTGATTTATTACTAAAGGAGTTTTAAAATGACAGATAAAAAGTTTAGTCAGTTTTGTAGACGTATGTGGTTAGACCATTGTGATGAAAATAAAACACCACACTCTACCACCTATACAGAAGAAGAATATAAAAAAAAATATAATAAATGGTTACTAGCACAATATGCTAGTTACCTTAACGGAGAATAAAAATGAGTTTACTTACTACAAGAAACTATTACAAACCTTTTGACCATCCATGGATGTTTGATTACTACGTTTTACAAAATCAAATGCATTGGATGCCTGAGTCTGTGCCTTTACATACAGACGTAAAAGATTGGCAAGACTTAACGGATGTAGAAAAAAATCTTTTAACACAAATATTTAGATTATTTACTCAGTCTGATGTAGATGTAGGAGCAGGTTATATTGATAAGTATATGCGTATGTTTAGAAAACCAGAAGCTAGAATGATGATGGGTTCTTTTGCAAACATGGAATCAATACATCAACATGCCTACAGCTTACTACTTGATACAGTAGGTATGCCTGAAATAGAATATAAAGCATTTGCTGAGTATGAAGCTATGTCTAAGAAACACGAATATGTTACAGAGTTTAAACCAACTTTAAAAGATAAAAGAAGTATTGCTAAAACATTAGCAGTTTACTCAGCTTTTACAGAAGGATTGCAGTTGTTCTCTAGCTTTGCAATCTTGTTAAACTTTCCTAGATTTGGAAAAATGAAAGGCATGGGGCAGATAGTAACTTACTCTATTAAAGATGAAAGCTTACATGTAGAAGCTATGACAAAATTATTTAGAGAGTTTATACAAGAAAATATAGAAATATGGACAGATGATTTTAAAAAAGAAATCTATCAAATCTGTAGAGAAATGGTTGAACACGAAGACAAATTCTTAGACTTAGTGTTTGACATGGGAGACATACAAGGTCTTACAAAAAAAGATATGTATGCCTACAATAGATACATAGCTGATAGAAGATTACTACAGCTAGGATTAAAAACAAATTATGACCAACGAGAAAATCCTTTAAGTTGGTTAGATGAAGTTATGGGAGGAGTGGAACACCAAAACTTCTTTGAAGGTAGAGCTACTTCTTATATGAAAGCAGGATTACGTGGTAAACAAGACGGAGTAGTGTTCACGGAGATAAATAATGAAAGCATCGGAAGCTAATATTATTTCTTTTAAAGTAATTTTTGACTCAAAAGGAAAACTAATTACGGAAACGTCTAGTCTTCCTTTTGATGATGCCAAAAAAGTTTTTAAAGGCTACGAGTTAAAAGTTGTAGAAACAATATTACGAGAAACAAAACAAAAACTATTAAAGATACACGAAAACTTAGAAGCAGAAGTAAATGCGTTAAACACTAAAATTACTTAGCTAAAGGATTACTACTGTCTTCTTCAAGTTTGGCTACGTCTTTTTCTAGTTCTCTAACAGCAATAGATAAACCTTCTAATTGCGATTGTAATAAACTAATTGAATCTAGTTTAGCAATTACTCCTGTCTTTTCTGCATCTAAAGTTTTATTAATATAAGATATAGAAGTATCTAAAGTTTCAAATCGCTTTTCAATCTCCCCTAATCCATCATCTGTTTCTTCTGTTTTTTCTATTTTAGTTTCTAAGTTTTCTAATCTATTAACATATGTAGCACCAGTATATCCAAACCCTGCTAGGGTTGCAACTATACTAACTAAAGCTATTAGTTGTGTTGTTTTATTTTCAAACCATTCCATATTATTCTCCAATTGTTTTTAAAAATACCCACAACCAACAAATACAATAAATTAAAAAAATATTAAAATCTATAATTAATTTTTTCATTATAATAATGGTTGCATGTTTATCATATCACCCAAGGTTTCTATATTAGCACCTGCTAATCCATAAAAAGCTTGTGTATTATCTGTTAATACAGCATCTGTATAGATAGTTCTAGGTTCATACCAAGTGTTTTGTTGAGGTATTTTAGTTTCTCTATAAGCATCAAACCCTGAAACGTATCCTAAATATGCTACAAGAGTTGTACTATCTGCATACTGTCCTGTTTCTTCTTGTTCTTGTTCTGCCTGTTCTTGTTGTTCTTTAATATTATTTGCAATAATTGTATCTGCAATTTGGTCTGCTTCACTAGCAGTCATTACACCTGATATAGCAGTATCTATTTCACCCTGCATATCTTGAACCTGAACATCTACTATTGCTACATTTTGTGCTCCAGTTGCGTCAGGCATAAAAGTTACAGTTACATTACCACTAGAAAAATTTCCATTATCACTACTCATAGATAGCACTTGTTGATTTTGTGCAGTTGCTGAAACTACTTGGTCTGAAATACTAGGAGAGTTTGTGGTGCTAATTCCACCTGTACTTCCACTATTAGACACAGTAGAGCTATTCGTTACACTAGAGCTACTTATAGAGCTAGAAACACTATTTCTAGCAGTCTGTATAGTATTGGCTACAACTGCCAAAGCTGATATTCTTACTGAGCTTTTTTCTTCGTTGCTCTCTTCTTCGATGCTTTCTTCGGTTTCGGCAAGAAGCTCTTCACGACTTTCTGTAATCTCGAAGACTTCATCATCTTCTTGAATTTCGTCCATCGTTTCTTCAAACCACTCTTCCAACTCTTCCAAAGTTTCAAAGCTTTCTCTTTCATCTGTTTCATCATGTCTAACATCATTTTCTATTTCCTCTCTAATTATTGTTTCAAATTCGTATAAACTTATAAGTTCTTCAACATCAAAAATTTCTACAAATTCATTTCTTGGTTCAAGACTAATAAATATTTCTTCTGGTTCAGTCCAAACTTCTACATATTCTTCATAAGATTCTTCTTCCCATTCAAAAATTTCTTCATACCATTCTTCTAGGGGTTCAACTTCAATCAAATATATTTCATCGTTTTGAAAATATTCTTCTTGTTCTATATTATTATAGTCTTCTTCATAGCCATAGTCAAATTCATCGTCAACAAAATAAGCTATTGAGTTTTCAATACTATATCCTGCACAAAACGGAGCGTACTGTGGGTTTTCATCACATTGTTGGTCGTCATAAGCTTCCCAATAAGAGGGGCATGACATATTGTATAAAGCATTTAAATTACATTGTTGTGTCAAATAAGCTGCTTCATATCCATTACAATTAATATTATTTAGTGGTTCACTACAATCTATACTATTCCCTGAACCTACACCATATAAACTACCACCATTTTCTAATAGTGTATTGCTAGCTGTACCATTCCAATTAGTGTTAACACATGTACCTACAACATTAGTTGTACCTGTACTACATTCATCATGAAAAAGGTACTGGTAGTACTGTGAGGTACTTCCCTGCTCACCAATTAAAACATCATGATTTATAATATCTAATGCACCATATCTAAATTCAAATGTATTATTGTTCCACAAAACAACTTCAAAACTATTATCAGAGTTTCTGTTATACTCCCTCATGTCGTACCACCCAAATACTGCTTTATCAGTAAAATTTTTGGCTAACATTTTAGATTGGTTATCTCTAATTAAATCTGTCCAAAATGGAAATAAAGTATTTGTATATTGAGGAAGAGGGTCTGGGGTGTAATCTCCACAATAATTGTTATAATTTATATTACCAGTTCCTAAACCAAAATGCAAACAACCGTTTGTTGCCATACGTGCTGAATCATATGTGTTATTATAAAAGGTAAATGAGTTATCTAAATTAAATGCTGCAGATAATTGGTCGTCACCTGAGTTTAAATTTGTAGTACCTGTTTGATTTGTTAAGTCAAAAAGGTTTTGATTGTTTTCGTATATATAATCAGCTTGAAGTTTATTAACTCCTAACGAAAAAAGTGCTGACAAAATAATACTAGCAGTAAAACACCAAACACTTGCATTAACTTTTTTCAAATTCTTTTTTACAGGTTCTTCCTGATTTCTTTTTACCATTTTCATTTCTGGTAGTCTTACAATGTGCTATATATTTATCTTTTAATTCTGTATAATCTGGTCTATCGTGTTTATTTTCATCCCATGCTTTTGCTGCATCTTTACCTATTTTACCTTGATAAGGGCATGGAGTTCCTGCCATTTCCATAGCAGTAAAAACTCTTGAGTCTTGACATAAAATAGATACAGATGCTACTTTCATACCTGTATCATATAAATATTTAGATAGTTTTAAACGCTCACAGTTCTCGTCACGTACTGCCTTCCCACCTGAGATACCAAATATCTGCCCCTGAAAAGCCCCTGAAACTCCTGTGGTGCATAAGTCTTGAGAGTAAGACATGATACTAGGAGCAATAGCAGAAGCCGGAGGAGCTTTAGTTTTAACATTTTGATTTATAGTCTGGGTAGAATTTGATTCATTAATATTTCTGTTAGTATTATCAGATACGGTATTATTGTTATTGGTATTATTATTCGTGTTATCAGTCGTGACGTTTGATTCTGAAGTAGATTGATTAACATTAGTATTTGTTGAAACAGATGTATTATTATTTGTATTATTTGATGTTGTATTATTTGTTACAGTTTGATTAACTGTTGAATTATTTGTACTTGTTGAAGTATTAACATTAGTATTTGTATTGTCTGATGTTGTATTATTAGTATTAATATTTGTATTTGAGTTTGTGCTTGTATTTGTATTAAGATTGGTATTAGTATTGGTATTAGTATTAGTATTAGTATTGGTATTAGTATTAGTATTTGTGTTTGTATTAGTATTTGTATTAGTATTTGTATTAGTATTTGTATTAGTCGTAGTAGTAGTATTAGTTGTATCTAAACTATTTTGTTCACAGTATTGCTCACCTGCTGTACAGTCACCTGTTTGGTCTGCTTGTAAAAAATTTGTAATTAAAATTAATGTTAATATAAGTGATGCCCGTTTCACTATTTACCTCCTTTAGTAAAATCTCCTTTGCCTTTTGATGTATTAGTATATAATCCAAACCATGCTGCCCCTGCCCCTACAACAATGGAGATTAAACCTGATTGCTCAAATGATGGTTCAGGTAAAGCCATAAACCAAAAAGTTGTGTAGTATAATAAATACATATACACACCTAAGAAAGCTCTCGGTATGATTCTCCAACTATCTATAGCTTCTGCTACAAAAATAAATTTTTGATAAGGGTTATCATTCTTCTCGTCTTCTAACTCTCTTATCCTATCTTTTAATTCAGACTTTTCTTGTAGTAAAGCCATGAACTTATTAAGGTCAATCTCAACCTCGTTCCTGTCCATGTCTCCACCAAATCTTCCTGAAGGATGATACTCGTCTCCCATTCTTTTATCCTTTTTTTAAATGCAATTTCCCTGTGAAGCTAACAATAGCATTCTTTTAGGGTTCTTCTTAAGTTTTAGTAGTGGTTAGAAGAAGTAGTAGTATCCCGAAACTACTAAATATATCCAACCAACAATACATATAACGCAGACACTATCGGTCACTGCTTTCAGTTTATTTGCACTCCTTTTTAATAAGTTCATTCCATCTTAGGAATTTTTTGGTTTCTAAATCCCAAAACAATCCATTATAACAATTGTCTTGAAGTTCATTTTGTGAGTTCTTTATTATATCTTTTATAGTTTTTTCCATTATTTTTTAACTAAACTACCTCCAAAATACATACCAACTATAGCACCTACTAAGTTAGTATCAAGAGGAGTTATTACTAGACCTTTTAAAGCTTTCCATTCCATTACTTCCTTTTCAGGTATAAAGAAAAATCCGGGTCTAAACTCTGTGTAGCCTACTGTTACAGAAACTTCTGGATAAAATATAGCTACTATTTTAGGAAGAACAACAATTGAAAAAATTGCTGTTAATGCTATAATTCTTCTTGTCCATTGAAAGCCTACGTTTTCGTATTCTCTTGCATCTTTAACAGCTTTTTGTTGGAACTTAGCTCGTTCCATTAACATAGCTTGTTGAGCTTGTTTAGCTTTTATAGATTGCGACCACATGCTCATAAGTCCACCTAATATGGTAGAACCAAGCATTGTTATTATTTCAAAAGGTATTCCCATTATTCGTCTAAATCTAATTCTAATTCATCTAATGTACTATGAACTGCTATCTTTACCCATTCAGGTACATCACCATCTAGTTCTAATACTTTTTCTTTAAGTGCTTTATTTATATGAAACTCTACTAAGCGTTCATATATATCTCTAAAGTCTTCTCGTTTTACCCAAGGTATATTTTGTTTTGTTCTTGCTTTACAATCAATATGCCAAGCACTATCTAAATCTGATTCTCTATAAAGTAACATATTCTATTATAGGTTCATAAAATTATTTTGTCAAGCTCTGTTCAATTGCTTTAAATCTTTCTTCCCACAGTTTAGCTTTTTTTCCTCTTTCTTCATCACTACCTGCCCAATGATAATTTAACCATGCATCTTTTTGTGTAAGTTTACCACTAGCTAAATCATCTAAATTAAACCCCTTTTTTTCTGCAGCATTTGCATAGAATATATCGTCTTGTAAAGATTCAGGTAATTTAGAAAAATCAATATCTTCTTGTAAAGATAGTTTATATAATTCGTCAGGAACTTTTTGATTATTATTTTTGTAAAAATTTATAGTTCTATTTACTGCAGTTTTAGCAGCACCTGAACCACCTCCATAAAACATTTCAAATTGATACTTACCTCTTGCAGGACCATCTTGAACCATTTGTCCGTCACGTTTAATTAATTGTATCCTATTAGGTACATTATTAGATTCTATTTCTGCTATTTTAACTCCTAAAGCTTGTAAAGAATCAGCAACTGCATCACCTCTATTTTTTCTAATTAAATCTAAAGTTCGTAATGTTTCAACAGGAGTAAACTCTTGTCCTGCAGGTATTTGAGTTACAGGCTCTGGAGTTTTTTGTTTAGGTTTACCTGCCATTTCATTAAAGGTTACGTTTGTACCTTCTATTTTAGTATCAGCAGGGTCATCTTCTTGACTAACTAAGTTACCTTGATTTAAAGGAATACGTTTTTTAATATCTAAAATACTTTCATCAAAAATAGAATATTCTATATCTCCTCCTAAAGTTTTACCTTTTAGTGGGGAAGAAGTAAAATCTTTTTTAATAGCTTTAATACCATACATAGGTAAAATATTAGAACTTTCATCTCCTAATTGTTTTAATACTTGACTTACTAATCCTTTTGAATTATAATCTACAGTTAAATTATAATCATTAACTAAAGATTTTAATTTTTGTTGTATATCTTTGTCTTGTTTTTTAAAAGTATTAACTAATAAAACTTCATTATCAGATAGTGAAGCTTCTACTTCATATAAGATTTTGTCCATAGCATCTTTTTTAGATTCTATTACTTCATCTATATATTTTTTACCATACATTTTTTTAAGATTTTTTGGAGATGTATCTGTATATTTTAAAGCTGTTTTTTTATCAGGAGTAAAATATAATCCTTTACCCATTAATCCCATAATAGATTTATCTTTGTCAAATGTATCAAATGTTTTTCCTGACCCATGATAAAGTTTAATAATTTTTTTAACAGCACTACCAATATTAAATGGTTTTCTTGGTTGTCCTCTTTGTAAATCACTTAATGTTTCTCTGTATAAATCTTGATTGTCTAATGTAGTAGCTTGTCCACTTTCTGCTTGTAATTGTAGTGCTTGTAATTCAGCAGCTAAAGGCACTTGAACCCTACCACCTAAATTATATTGTTGTCTAACTTCACCACCTAAACTATTTTCAACTCTTTTAAGTTCGTCTTGTATAACATTATATTTTCTAGTTAGTTGTTCAAGTCTTTCATAAACTTCTTGTGCTTCTTCTTGTGCTTCTTCTGCAGACATACTACCTTCTCTTACTTGTTTACCTAGTTGATATATTTTTTTACGTGCAGTTGCATATCCTCTAGAAAACTCTGCATTCTTTATTCCTATAAGTTTTTCAAATTGTACTGGTTGTAATTTAAAACCAAAGGTACTCATAATAGCTTCAAAAGGTGTAAAGTCTGTAGCATACCTAGATGAAGCTCCTGTTTCTGCCTGTCGAAAAGCTTTACTAATTTTTTTAGAACCAAATGATTGATTAAAAGGATACCAATTTTCTGTGTTACCAAACAACGGATAAGTAAATGCAGTTGATGGAATGTTTGGAGTTAATCTACTTAGTATGTGTTGTATTTTAACTTTATCATCATTACCCATACCTAACCCTTCTAATTTTTGTAAAGTAAAAGGGTCAACTCCTGTAAGTAAGGGAATGAAAATTTCTCCGGGTGCTCCAAAACTCGGAGCTAATGTTTCAGGTATTTTAATAGATTTATCTGTAAATGGAATAGGTATTCCAATACTTTTATCTCCAAGTGAAAATACATCACCACCCGGAATAAATCTTTTAACATCTAAGTATAAAGGAATATCTTCTCCTCGTTCAGAAGTAAAAGGAGTTTTAATTGTAGTTCCGGGCAAGAAAGGAATTCCAAAAAGTTTTTCTTTCATGCCATCTCTCATTAAAAGTCTTTCTTTTTCTTCATCACCTGCTCCATATTTTTTACCTGCTTCATTTAACATGTAAGCACCTGTTGACCATTTAGCAAACTTCCAAGGTCTTCTAATAGCTGCTTCTGCAAGTAATGGAACTACTCTATAAGTATAAGATAAAAATGGAGTAGGAAATCTTCGCATAAAATTAATAAATGGAGCATTAATATCATAATCAATAAACCATTTTTTAGCATCAGCAGCAGCTTCTGCAGGAGTCATTCCTTTAGAAATTCTATCCATAAATAATCCCATACGAAATGCTGCATCTTCTGACTGATATAAACTTTCTAGTTTACCTGCTGTCATTTTATATCCTTTAGATGCTAATTGTTTAAATGTTTCTGTAGAATATGTTTGAGCATTTACAATTTCTGGATTTAATTCATCAGATAAATTTTGTAAAGTTTTAGATAAAGTTTCGTTTACTTCTTTATTTAATTCTTTGCTAACCATATCTACATCAAATACTCCATATGATTGAGCTAGTCTGTACAGGTCTGCATCTGCTGCATTTTCATAACCTTTACGTAATTCATCAAAACCTCTTGCCATAAATTTATAATTAGCATCTGCTAGGTCATAAAGAATTATATTAGAAACTGTATTGTTTACATGAACTACAGGATTCCAAGCTGTTTTAGTTTTTTTCCAAAGTCTATTAGTAGCTAAATAACCATTTAATAATTTACCATCTTCTGATTTAAGTTTATTTATTTTAGTTAAATCTGTATAAACTTCTTTAGGAACATAACGTCCTGATAATTGCCCATATCTTTTTATAGGTTCTCCATCTACTTTAGCAATATTAGAAGCTACTGAATCATCAGCTACTCTTATCCATTGTGTTTCATCAATTGTTCCTTGAGCTACTTTTGCATCAAATGCAACTTTAGACATAGATAAATCAGAAGATTTAGCAATATTTTCATAAAGTTTATAAACAGCTAAATCATTTGTCATCAGTCTACCTGTTTCAGCTATTGCAAAAGAAGCATCTTCAATTTCTCCCATTGCTGTTCTTTCTTCTTTATTATAATCTCTACGTAAATTAATTTTTTTAGTGCTTTGTAAATATGTTGTTCCATCTGCTTCATCAACAACTTTCCAATCTCTAACATCTGTAATAGTTTTATTTAGTCTAAAATCTTCTAGTTTAAATCTTTTCTTACGAGAAAGTTTTTCCATGCGTTTATCATACACAGAAGAAGAAACCATAGCTACTACAGGTTGTATTTCATAGTCTGAGTATCTTCCAAAGTTTTTACTTTTAGGATTAAAACTATTTTCATAAGCTTTAATAGTAATTACTTTTTCATTAGATGCACCTCTTGGTTTTAATTCATCACCAATAATTTTTAATTCTCTAGATGCTTGATAAACATTAGGGTCACCATCAGGTTTCATTACATGTTTCATGTAACTACGATGTAAATATGTATCTACATTTTTTTGAAATACTTTTTCAGAAAGAAGACCTGCATCAACCATAGCTTGTCCAGTATCTTTAATAACTGACCTTGCTTCTTTACTAAAACCAACTAAATCAGGAAGATTATTTATTTCTCCTGATATCATTCCATATAATACTTTATTTTCTTCTGGTGTTAATGTTTGTGTTTTTCTAACAATTTCAATAAATCTGTGCGACAATGCATTAACATCACCAAAACTTTTTTTAACTAATTCTGTATATTGTTTAGGTAAACCATAATTGTCTACAATACCTTTTGACATAAGAGTAGATACAGTATCTTCATTATTAATTGCAAATTTACCTACAGCTTTTGTAGCTAATCCACCACCTAACATTAAAATTAAACCTGCTGCAATTTTTTGAGCTTCAGTAGATTCGGGGTCATCAAAAGCATTGTAACCTCCTAAACCTGCTGCAGCTCCTACTAAACCTGTTCCCCAGTTTTGAACTGCTATATCCCAAAGTTTATTACCACCGTTGTCTTGATAAAAAGATTTTATTGATGGCATCATTTCACTAGGCTTCTCATCTCGTAAACTATTAATAGTTTTATTAATAGCTTCATCCATTTCTTCTTGTGTTGGAGTTTTATCCATACGAGACAGTAATGCTCTATCTTCTAAATTTTTTTGTTCTCTTTCTGTGATAGATGGAGCAAAGTTTGCTTCTTCTTTACCTAAATATTTAGAAACTGCTTTACCTACTTTAGCTACTCCATAACCTAATGTTCCTCCTAATGTAGCAGAAGCTACTGTGTTATACAGTCTGCTTTCTCCTTCTCCTACATAAGCTACACCACCATATGCTCCTCCCATACCTGCACCATATCTTGTAGCTTTACCAAGTGTATCAGCTTTTTTTCCCCAACCTACAAAAGGTATCCAACCTATAGGGTCAAGTGCTACAGCAGAGCCTAAGTAATACTTTAAAGCATCACTACCATATTTAGGATGTTCTAATATTCGTTTTAATTTTTCGTCTTTAGATTTTAAAGACTCTAGAAGTTCATCATCATTTGCAATGTTGCCATACATTTGTTGTATGCCACGCACAGAATCAGACATACCCATTTTCATTGCATAGCGTAACGCATCCTCTCTACCTTTAATAGGTTTAATAGACGATGGATTTTTTGGTTTTGCTGGGTTAGTTGTTACTAAACTTTGTTTGTAACTATTTAAATCAAAAGACATAACAATCCTTTTTTATTCTACAGGGTCAGGGGTAGTCATTGTTTCAATGGCAGCAATACCACCTGCTCCACCAAATCTATACATTCTTCCTTTTGCATCTTTACCGATAATAATAGCTGTTCCTGTTTTAAGTGGGTCAATTGCATTAGCTTTAATTAAATCTTCACCAATAGATTTTATTTCTACACTTCGACCAGAAGAACTAATTTGTCCATACTTAGCTCCTCCTTTAAATGGGTCATATCCTTTTTGTATCATTTTCGTACCAATTTTTTCGTAAGAGTTTGTTATAGCTTTTTGTGTTACTTTTTTACCTGCACTTAAAGCTATTTTACCTCCAATAGCTACTGCTCCTCCAACAGGAATAAATACTAATAAGTCTGTCCAATCTGCTTCATCTCCAAATAAAAACTCTGTACTTGCTCCTAGAACTGGTATGTCATTAACAGCTTGAAGTGCTCTAGTAAATATACCACCTTCAGGTCTTTCAGGAATTAATGGTTCATCATCATCATCTTGAGTATCTGTAAATAAAGTTTGATTTGAGAATGGTTGTAATACTAATTTTTTACTTACAACATTGTATCCTATTTTTGCACCACCATCAAATTCAGATGAATCTAAACCTAATTTGTCTAGTACTTCTGGATTTAAATAAAGTGCTCTACCTGTTTGTGCTGCAGTTTGTAAGATAAGGTCTTCGTTTTGCATTGGAAAATAATTACCAAACTTATCTACATTATCATATGTACCTGCTTCAAAATCTCTTAACAAGTCTTGTTCAAATTCTATTGATAAATCAAGGTCATCTCTAATTTCTCTAATCGAATTTTCATCTGTTGCAAAAGCTTTCCAAACATTTGAGTTTGACAATCCTTCATCAACAGTATAAGTTCGTTTATCAGGAAATCTATAATTAGGATTCATAGGTTCTATATCCATTGCAATACCTAATATATCTTTTGCATATTCGTTAATATTGTGATAATAATCTAATGGTTTAGCTACATTATTTGGGTCTGCTTTATAAGCTTTAATGTCTGTTCTAAGTTCTTGTGCTCCTGTAATTGCATTTGTTACATAATAACTTTCTTGTATATTACTCCAATTAGTCATAATTTCAGGAGCAAGTTCTTTACGTAAAGCATCTGATTCTAATTGTGTAAATGATTTACCATATTGTTGTCTTACTTTCATAAATGCTTGATATGGTTCCATTTGATTAAGTAAACCATAATATGCTTCATGTCCATCTTGTTCTAACATACGTAAATAAACTGCATTAGCTGCAAAATTTTGTGCAGGTGTTACATCTATTTTAGCTCCTTCTCCTGTTACAGGAACTAATGAAACAGATGTTTGAGGTTTACCAAGTTTATCTGTCCAACTATGAGTAACTTCTTGATATTTAACTTTAAAAGTTTTTCCTGTTGCTTTATCAAATCTTTCTTCTTCTTTTACATCACTAAATGTTGTTTGTACATTTTGTCTAATATCTGCTTTATTAATAACTTGTTCATAATCTTTAGCTAACTCAGGATTTGCTCCATATAAAGCTTTAAACGTATTATTAATTGATTCTAGTTTTGATAAAGAACTATTAGCTATACTTTTATCAAAATCAGATTTTAATTCAGATGCACTTTTATTTCCTAAACCATGTCCTTTAAATAATGAACCAACTGAATTAAGTATATTAAATTTATTATCTCTTTCTAATCCATTAAAAGCAGATTGATAAGCCTTGTCTATAAAAGTTTTACCTTCTTCAATATCTTTATAAGGTAACCCAATACTATCTAAATCGTTTACTAAACTTTTATAATTTTTTGCAATACCGTTTGCTCTATCGTTTAACCAATCTCCATAAGCAGCATCAGGGTGAGTTAATGTAACTCTATTAGCTTCTGAATCTTCTAAACCATATTTAGTTATGGCTTCATTACGTAATTCTTTTTGAGCATAATTTCTTGCCCAAGCATCTATATTACCATTATAGTTAGTTTCAATATCAGTTTGAATTGTACTAACTCCATTTAAACCTTTTAATAATAATTTCTTCTTTTGTATTTCTAAAACTTTATCTTCTTTTAAAGCAGTAATATTATCAGTAACATTATTGTTATAAGCTTTTTTTACTTGTATAGCACCTTGTAAAAACTTGTCAAATTTATCTTCATCTTGTCCAGTTATTTGTCTATATGTTTTAGATTTTGTAATATCTTTTGTGTATGGACTTGCCATTTTATACTCCTAATAAACTTTCTGATTGTTGGGGTTCTTCTTTGTCTGGACCTAATAAGCTTTTAGCTTGTTCTACAGTTTCTTCTGGTATAGCTTCTAACTTTTCTTCTATTTCTTTATTCATAAATGCAGGAGGTTTTATATCACCTGAATCAATTTTACGAATTTGTTTTTTAAGAATATCATTAGCTTTATTAAATACTTTTTCTTGATTATCAGGGTCAACACCATCTTCTGCTTTATCACCTGCATAAAGTTCATAATCTATATCTAATTTTTCTGCAAGAGCCATTAAAATAAACATAGTAGACTCAGCTAATAATAACATTAAATCTACATTCCATAATCCTCTATTATATCCACTATATAAATATGTACGAGCTACGACATCAACAGGAATATCATCTGCTAATATATCTGTAATAGCTACAAAAGATTCAGGAGTAGTTAGTTCTTCTAATATATAAACTTCTGCTTCTCTTCTATTAGTAAACATAGGAGGTTGTTCCCATGGATATTTATTATCAGGATTATTTGTTAAAGATTGACCCGGAATTGGTCCAGTTCTAGTTTCTAAAAACTGTATATCTTCTTCACTTAATGCTGCATCTGGATTTACATCTGCCATTTTATCCTCCTAAACGAACTGTTGGTTGAGGTGCTCTTACTTTATTATATTGAGCTATTGAGAATGGGTCACCTCCATAAAAACCTGCATTTGCATAACTCGTAAAATCATTTGGTCCTACATATCCTGCACCTTGGAAAGCACTAGCATAAGCTTGAGAATAATCTGTAGAACTTTCTATGTTATATGCTAACATTGGTGTAAGGGGAGCAGATGGAACTTCAGGAGCTTCTTCTGCCAAACCTGTTTCTAAAATATTATAAGCTGCTTCTCCTTTTGCTGCTAAAGCTGCTCCTCTTTTTAATCCTACCATGCTTTTATCTAATTGATTAAACTCAGGATTAATAGTACCGTCTTCTAAAGTAGCAGCACCTAATATTTTATCTCTTTGATTATTAAAATAATCTATCTCTCTATTAGTTCTATTAATTTGTTTTAATTGGTCTGAAGTTAAATCTTTTGTTCTAACATCATAAGTTTCAAAACTTATGTCATCAATTTCAACTCCATCTCCAATTGTTCTACTATCTACTTTAATATTACTACGAACTTTTGTAAAACCATTAGGGTC